ACTTTGGCTCAGTTAAAGATTGAGGCAGATAAGAACTGTACCTGCATTGTACATGGATGGTACATTAAAGCTATCAGAAGAGGATGAACTTTACTAGACAAAACATAGTAAACAGAACAGTACTTGCAAGGTGCTGCTATACTGACATGATAATAGATATGATGGAGGCTTCATCTAGTGGAGATACTGAGCTTTACAATTGTATGAAGAAGAAGGCTTGGCTATTACGCTACGCTATCTCTCAAATGTGTGAGTACGAGGAGGAGAATATATTTGCTGCTAACGTAGGAGATGATCCTACAGCGCAAGCTTATGTTTCTGTTAATGCTATAACATTCCCTATCCAAACAAGCGGAACAACAACCTTGACCACCCTTAGATTCGGGGGTGCTTCTGGTGTTGATATAGCGACACCTGGTCAATCTCTAAGCACTGGTTCTGAGAAGTTCAAGGTAATCCTACCAAGGTTGTCTAAAGACATAAACTCTTACAGCAGAGCCAATAAGTACACAGATGGTATTTATGATGTAAGGTCTACGGCAAGTCAAGACCCAACAACAAATCTTGGAGTACTAACAACAACCGTAACTTACGACAGAAGCAAGTTTGGTGCAGCTTCAACATCTTCTATAGACTATGTAGATAGTGATGGCACATCTACAACACAGACTTTAAGAAGTGATGCTATTGCAAGCACATCTTCTTCTTTTACAAATGACATAGCAAGAAAGTTCCTGAATCAAATGGACGAGTACTGTGGATGTCCATGTGGAGACCACTCAAAAGTAACTAACGACATTCTTCCAAAATATATATAATGGCAACACTAAACGTAACATTAGGTATTACAAGCACTGATGCTACATCAGAAAATTTAAACATTGGTGCTTCAGATACACTAACAGTAACTAACCCAATGGAAAGCACCTCAAGGACTTCTATTCCTGTGGGACCATCTGTTTTAAATATCTTAACAGCAGCCGCTAACACTAGCATTACTTATGTGTATGTTAGCAATATTGATGAAACAAACGTCATAACCTTAAAGGATGATGCAGGTAACTCAATAATTGATTTAAGCCCTAGAGAGTTTGCATTCTTTCCCGTAAAAGGAGGAATCGGGCTAGAGGCTTCAGCTAATGTTGCCCCATGCGTTCTTGAATACGGATTTTGGACTAAATCATAAATAAGTAAATTATGTCAAAATTATCACCAGGCGAAGTAGAAAGCCTAAATCAATTAAGAAAGGTCTCTGGAACTGGAGGCTTTAAGTTCTTAGAAAACGCAACAGCACATACAAACCTAAGTGGGTATGCTGTGGTGTGTAATACTGATGTAGTTTTTTCGGTATTTAAGGTTAATGGAGTAGATAGTCTAGCTAAGTTGGGTCTTACTGGAACTGGAACTATTACTGTTAAAGCTGGAAGCTACCTGCCTGTTGCTGAAGGAGAGGCTATAACAGACGTTACTATGGGAACGGGAGACTGTTTAATCTACAATCAATAAGAGATGCTCGCTGTAGGTAACGGCATAGGAATACCTTTTAGTAAAGGAGGTGGTGGTGGCGGTAGCTCGTTTGCTATTGAGCGATCACTACGCTTTGACGGAGTGAACGACTACGCATCTCAGGGGAGCCTTTCGACTGATGGATTCCAGCCCTACAACAATAAAGATTGGACTGTAACGTGGTGGGCTAAATCTGATGGCACTCGTTACAAAGACCTTGGAACAATTTTGTCTGTCGCGCAATCCAATAATTCGGGCAATCCATTTATGTTTGTGAGATTCAAAAATGATGGTGTAAGCGACAGCGCGGTAAATGTTAGAACGAATGTTAAAAACTACACTTCTAGCCATACCATAACTTCAGTAAATTGTCAAGTGTGGCAACATTACGCGGTAGTTGTAACTCAAAACGGACCCAATCAGGATATTGAGATATATGTCAACGGAGCTTCAGTTGATACTGGTTCTGTCGTTGCCAACACAAAGACCAACACGAACGTAGATGTGTGTATCGGAACGTCCAATAACGCAGTGGCATTTCAGCAATATATAGGTTGGGTTGCAGAGATAGGATGTTGGGAGGAAGCTTTAAATTCAACTCAGATCGCAGCCGCTTACGGAGGCGGATCAGGTGCTGATCTTACCACGATAGGAACAATTAAAGGTTATTATCGCCCATTATCTACGGACGGACCAACCACTGGAAGTATAACTGATAGTAGCGGTAACCAAGATTGTACTATGAACGGATTCGTAGCTCCATACGGAGTTGTAACTGATACACCATGACATTTAGAGCCACACAACATAGTTGGGCATTTTTACCAGAGGATGAATACGACCCAAGCAGCATAACCCCTTCACACTATGAGTCTAACTCAGTAGTTTGGACTACAAATGAAAGACCATATAGGTGCTTAGAATGGACAGGAGACCTATTACCTGAGTTAGAAAACTGGACGGTGTTTCAAGACGCTGAAAGGGCTTCTGAATTTCTACAACAGAACTAATTATGAAAGCGTTTGAGATAAGTACTGTTTTAAAGTTGGGAGTTCCTTACATTGTATTCTTTTTTGCACCTATAACAGCAGCTATGTTCGGTCTTGCAGTACTTATATTTGCAGATGTAGTAACTGGATGTAAAGCTGCACAATTAAGAGGAGAGGAGATACGATCCAACAGGATGGCGAGAACAGTAAGCAAGATTATCTTCTATTCTATTGCTATCATCTTGAGTAGAGTGATGGAGGTATCCTTCATGGAATGGCTTCCCATTGCTAAGTTAACTGCTGGCTATATTGCAGTTGTTGAGTTCAAGTCGAACATGGAGAACATTGCAAGCATTACAGGAGTAGATATCTGGAAACATCTTATGAAAAAGATTGAAGGCTGGTCAAAAAGAGCCTAAATGGTGTTCTCTCTATCCAAGAGAATGCGACGCTAAATGCATAAAAACCAATAACTGTTCAATTAAAGGAAGGGCACCAAGGAAAAATGACAAAGTATAGAGGAGTAGATACAAGATTTGATCCGAATAAAGATTACAGATTGGTAATATATGCAGACGGAAAACCTCAATTTCCAGTAGATGAATTTGCAAAAGAGCAAAACTTGAAGAATTACTCTCACGCAATGCATTGCGCAGGGGATATTGTAGAAGTGCTTTATGAAGTACCTATGAGAGGAGAGACTCCGGGCCATGATAGGATAGTGTACATATCAACTTCGCACGAAAAACAATTCGTATTTTATAAAGGAGGACTTTCATCTGCGCCTCTTACAGAAAATGAATTTTATCTTGCATTGCAAGCATACTATGATAAATGGGAAAAGATTGAAGAAACACGCGGAAGAAAGTAAAATATGATGTGCTCTCTACCCAAGAGAATGTAATTGTACTACAGATTCTTATAGTATAAACCCTAATGTATGACCAATGAAAGGACACATTTGTAGAGAGTATTATGGAAAACAAACTGAAGGTACTTTAAAAGTTTATGAAGACGATTCAGATGAGCCTGTTTTTGAGTGTAAAACCTTAGAACTGGCGGATAGACACAATCAAAGGAATATTTCTTGTATCCCTGAAGGAACTTACGATGTAGTTCCTAGATACTCAGAGAAATATAAGGATCATTTACATGTTACAGGGGTGCCTGATAGGAGCCTTATACTTCTACATTGGGGGAATTATGCAGGGTCGGTAAACCCAGCTACAGGACACCCTGACATAAAAGGTTGTATACTTGTAGGAAGTTCTTTTAAAGATATAACTGGAGATGAGGTATCCGAGATACTAAACTCAAGATCTACCTTTAATGAACTTATGAAAGTATGTCCTGACGGTTTAACTCTCACTATAGAACAATGATACCAGGTTTAAAAATTTCTTTAAGGGATGTACCAGAGTATATGGTTAAGATCCTCCTTGGAGTACTTTTAATTGTAAGTCTTACAGCTGTAGGCTCTGCTATATCTACAAAAAATGCATTTTTAAAAGTTAAAAGACTGCAAAAAGAAAGAGTTGTACTAAAGAAAGCTGTAGAGATAAATATAGCCCTGTTTAAAAGAGATTCTGCACTTCTTAAGATATATAAGGATAGTTTAGATATTTACAGGGATAGAACTTTACACCTAATACGCAGTTATGACACAATTCAAAACACATTCATACCTGAGAGGATTGCTATTGATAGCTCTGATCTCGTTACCGATTATAACGCTGTCTCAGACTTCATCGGGGAAAATCCATACAGGGTGGATAAATGACAGTCTATACCTAGACCTTATCTATGAAGAATCTGTAGATGCGTACTTATTACGCACTAACCACGAAGGTATAAAGCAGATACGTAGGTTTAGACAGGCTCTTTTAGAAGAGCAAAAGAAAAATACTAATCTTGCAGAGATAGTTATGTATATGGGGGAGGACTTCACCAAATGCAGGGACCTGGTAGACAGGTTAGAAGGACAATCTGTAAATCTTAGGAAAACTCTATCTATATCTCAAACTGCAACAGACATAGCGGAGGAAGAAATTATCCTTCACATGGAGCAGGTGGAAAAAGAAAGACGTAATAAAAAGATATGGAGGTGGGTAGCTATAGGCGAAGCTGTTGTTATAGGAGGTGTTATATATGGATTATTAAAATAAATAACTAAATTTGTAATCAAATCAATAACATTTTTATAAATGAAAGCAACAGGTACGTGGATAGCCCTGCTAGATCCAAGAGAGAAGAAAGAAGATAAACCCATAATACACCTATCTAAAGAAGCAAAGGCTTCTATGGAGGAGGATAAGATGGATGAAATTAAGACAAACATCCTTAAAGTGCACTCTGTAGGGGAGAGAGTACTAGATAAAAATATCACTGAAGGAGCTATGGTGGTCGTAGACCCTAGGATTCCGTTTGCAGTGGTACATGATAAAGATGAGAATGCTTACTTGGTAATTCAAGAGAACCAAGTAATGATGGTAGAGTAATGAAGGGAACAGTGACAATATCCTTGGAGGATTTTGAAGCTTTAAAGAGAAATTCTGAAGTAGGTGGGAAAGCTAAACGTATAGCAGAGAATCTTGATAGGGAAGTTTCAAAATTGCTAGAGCATATGGCTAAAACAACAGATATGAGGTTAATTTCTCAAAGCTATAACAAGATCCCCGGGGGTATGTCCAAACTAGAAGTAACACCAGAAGGATGTCGGTTGATAGAACGAGCATAAAGATAAAAGTACCAGTTAAGAGTACGTTTCAAGCTATTAAGCTTTGGAATGGTATATACGATCTTACAGAGAAGGAAATAACAATTTTAGCTGTACTTATAGATACTAATACAAAAAACTTTTGCAGTAAAAAGCATAGGGAGGATGTATCACTAGCTACAGGGAGTAAGCAAGGTATCATAAGTACATACATTAAAAGGTTGAAAGACAAACACGCTATAACCCACAAAGATGGAGTGTATGAGTACTCTAAACTTTTTAAACATCTAGATAGTGTGGAGGTCAATATACTTAGGGGGGACATATAATAATACTATAACAGTGGTATTTACTGATGATGAGAGAGCTGTAACTATTGTATATAGTAATCAGGGAACTTTAATTCAAATGAGTATTGAAATGATCGAAGAATGAAAGGATTAGCTAAAATGGTTTGGGATTTTGCCGAGGCTTTAAAAAAGCACGGTAATGACGGATTTAAAGCTGTGACAGTAGCACAGTATGCAGATAGAATGTCTAAATGCACTTCTTGCGAGCATTTTACAGAGAGACAATCCTGTGGGTTATGCGGATGTCGTATGCCAGTAAAAGCAAGATGGAGGACTTCAATATGTGCAGACAATCCACCAAGATGGGTAAACACAAATGGCAAAGGGAAAGAAGGAGCTGATACAGATTCTAGCGACGGAGTATAATCTCCCTCTAAAAGAAGTAGAGAGGATTGTAAACTCCCAGTTTAAGCTGGTAGCTAAAACAATGTCAGAAGGTAACTTTGAGTCTATAAGGTTACCATTCTTTGGGGTGTTTAGAGTGAAGAAAAGTAGGGTGAAATATATAAACGATGCTAAGAGAAAGTCTATTAAAAACAACGGAGAATCTAAAAGTTGAAGCAACTTCTTATTGCCTAACTATAAAAGTATTTAAAGATATTGTAGACAAGTTCACCCCTGAAGAAGCTATAAAAAGGCTCTCTTACATTTATTTTATGTGTGATGTGCACTCTATCTATAATGCGTACGACGACAAACAGAGACACAAAGAAATAGAGGAGGCTGTATTTGGAAAAGCCTTTAAAGTAGACAAGCACACTAAAGCAGGTATGGAGGAGTATATAAGACATGACTCTTCTACTATGATGCTACTTAAAGCCTCTAGAAGATCTGTCTCTTACCTTAAAGACTGGTTAGAAAACATTGATATTACAGATGAAGACTACGATCCTGTAAAGCATGTAAGAATCTTAGAGACAATGGGGAAAACCACTAACGGATTAAAAGAGTTAGAGGAGGCTGTAAGAAAAGAGAGTGAGATCAATGATACCTGGGGAGGGGTTCAAGTGGATAAATACAGTGAGTAAATTTAAAGACACACATAGACTCTCTCCTGCAGCTAACTACTTTGATGAGCACGGATTTTATACCTCAGCACCAAAAGGAACTAAAGCCTACTATGATTTTTGGGACGAAGAAAAAGCAAGATGCCTTTACGGTTACACAACACCTGAAGGAGATATAACAATTTCAGGTTTCCACTACTTCTATCTTAACTACTGTAGAATTAAAGTGGTGAAAGATGAAATCCTTCCTGATGGGTCCACTAGACCTATGAGAAAGCAGTACTGGCCTAGGTTCTATGATAACGACTATAAGTACTTCACTAACCTAGAGAAATGTAGGGATGAGGACAAGCATATGGTGGTTCTTAAAGCACGTCGTAAAGGATATTCTTATAAGGCAGCCTCTATGCTTGCAAGGAACTATTTCCTTATAAAGAACTCTAAGAACTTTGTATTTGCAGGTATGAAAGAATACTTGACGGGCGTCGATGCTATCCTTACAAAGACTTGGGAGATTGTAAACTTTATAGATGCTAACACAGCTTGGACACAGCCTAGACTGCTAGACACAGCTATGGCTAAGACAGCCGGATATAAGAAGAAGGTTAGTGGACAGTTTATAGATGCAGGTGTACAGTCATCTATAGCAGGAGTATCCCTGAAAGACGATCCTGATAAAGTAAGAGGTAAAGCAGGTGAGCTCATATTCTTTGAAGAAGCTGGTGCATTCCCTGGTCTCCTGGAGGCGTGGGGTATGGCTATGCCTACTATGAGACAGGGTAATAAGACACTAGGGACAATGATAGCTTTTGGTACAGGTGGTACTGAAGGTGATGGATTTGAAGCCCTAGAAGAACTATTCTACCACCCTGAGACCTATGACTGCATGGCATTTGAGAATGAGTGGGAGGAGGGAATGTCCGGGACCCAGTGCGGGTACTTTGTACCAATTTATGAGATTTTAGATGGCTTTATAGATGACGATGGAAACTCACTTATAACAGAGGCTAAAGAGTTTGAACAAGGAGAGAGGGAGAAGAAAAGAGGTGGGAACGACGCTAGTGCTTATGATCAGTACTTAGCTGAACATCCTTTCTCACCTGCAGAAGCTACACTACAGGTATCCAGTAATCTATTTGACCTTGCACTCATCCAGGAACAATACAATAAGGTCCGTGCAAAAGCTTTACATGTTCTTGGCACAGCTGGAGACTTAACTCTAAGTGCTAAAGGAGAAGTAGTCTTTAGGCCTAACGGAGATAGAAAGCAGATAACTAAATACCCCACAGAAAAGGAGATGATGTAAACGGAGCTATAGTGGTATATGAAACCCCTCATAAAGTAGAAGGTAAAGTACCTAACCTTTTGTATTTCTTATGTCATGACCCTTACGGCCAAAACCAATCTAGTGATTCAAGGTCCCTGGGGTCCGCATACGTAATGAAAAGAGTGAATAATGTATCTAAACCTGATGATATGATTGTAGCATCGTATGTAGGTAGACCTAAAACTCAGGATGATTACAATAATAACATGTTCCTATTAGCTCAGTATTATAATGCTAAGATAGGATTTGAGAATGATAGAGGGGATGTTATAGGCTTTGCTAAGAGATTCAGGAAGTTACATTTCTTACAAGAAGAGTTTGAAATGCTTGATAAGAAAGAGTTACGGTCTAGAACTGTGAAGAGAAACTACGGTATGCACATGACCGAGGCTCGTAAAAGGCAGGGGGAACTTTACATCAGAGACTGGCTACAAACTCCTAGGGGGAAGAACATAGATGGGAAACAGGTATATAATGTGCATAAAATTTACGATCTTGCACTACTTCAAGAACTGATCAAGTTCAATCATAAAGGCAACTTTGACCGAGTTATGTCTCTTATGATAGGAATGTACCATACACAGGAACTTTATAACGCAGAGGTATCCGAGGTATTAGGTGATAGATCTGTAGATGAATGGTTTGATAATCAGTATCAATAATGTCTTATTATAAAAGACCGAGTAAAATAAATGGATAATATGAGTCGTCATGCGTAAAAAGTAACTTTGTAAGAATGTACAGCGAGATCCCAAACCAACGAATACCCCAGGCTAGAAAGACCAAACAGTGGGCCATCGACACGATGGAAGCATTTTTTTCTATAGCTGAAGACGGAATAACAAACAGGAAAGAGGAGCTCCGGAGGTTGTACGATTATTACAATGGAGTTATCCACGATGACGACTATCGCTATGTTGTGCAGCCTTACGGTAAAACCCGTAAGAACTTCCCTTCAAAAATGCGCAACTATCCCCTGATCAAACCGATCATTGACCTACTTCTGGGGGAGAAGGCAAAGCGTCCATTCAACTACTCTGTTACTGTACAAAATTCGGACTCCGTTTCCCGTATGGAAGAAGAAAAGAAAGGAGCTGTTTTAGAATCTATGAAGCAGGCCTTTGTGAATGAGATGAATGCTATGGGTATGGAAACAGGTGTTCCAAGCCAAGAGCAACCGCAACTCCCAGAAGAGTTAGCAAGAATGTTCGAGAGGAGTTACACTGATACAAGAGCAATCTTAGGTCAGAAGGGAATGAATTATATCCTTCAAGATTGTCATGTACATGAGAAGTTACAAAAGGCATGGTTTCACTTTCTAGTAGCTGGAGAGTGCTACACAGAGAGGGGAGTTAGAAACGAAAATGTTTTTTATGATGTTCTTAACCCCTTAGATGTAGATTATGATCTTGATCCAGACCTTGACTATGTAGAGGATGGTGATTGGGCT